CTGATTTTGATTATAGTTCTTTTGGTGGAATAAAGAACCCACGCTCAAGCGGTGTAACAGGAGACATCAATATTGTATTTCCAGTAGCAACAGCAGGGGACAAGGTTTCAATAATATTTGAATTTTTGAAAAGGTATGAGGCATTATAATGGCTAGACTTGTCACATCAATTTCTAAATTAGGAACTCACGAGCCATTTGAACTTCAGGTGGCTCAGGGACAAATATCCTATCATGAATCAATTTTTAAATTTGGGTTTAATTCTGATGTAGATGATTCATTAGAAACAGTATGGGCACAGGGTGGTTTATATTCTTATTTATCGGCAGCATCTACTTTATATATTTCTAGTTCATCAACAGCCGATGATGTAGCAGGCACAGGAGCAAGAACAGCAACTGTTTCTGGATTGGATGCTAATTATGACGAAGTATCTGTTACGGTTGATCTTGATGGACAAAACGGTGTTCAATTAGGCGATGCTTCTAACTGGATACGAGTAAATAGAATAACGGTGGACACAGCTGGAAGTGGTGGACAGAATGCAGGTGTTTTATATGTAGGAACAGAAGCATCTCCAACAGTAGGTGTACCTACTAATAAATATGCAACTGTAGCTATTGGTGATAATCAAACATTAATGGCCCTATGGACGGTTCCAAGAAATTTTGAGGCTTATTTACTACAGGTTGATGTAACAGTAGCAACAACACAAAATAATAAATATTGTACATCATCACTTGTTGCAAGGCCATATGGCGGAGTCTTTCAAGTTAAAGATAAATTTGTCAAAGCTGAAAGTTCACATCATCAAGAATATTCTATACCTCTTAAATTTGATGAAAAAACAGATATTGAAATAAGAGCTATTGGTGATTCTGCTGGTGCAGATATTGCTATTTCAGCGGGATTAGACATACTTTATATTCGAAAAGGAAGTAGTCTATAATGGCTAGAAAAAGAGACAAACAACCGCCAAAAACGAAAAAGTATTTTCGCTCCACAGAGTCTGGGGCGGGAATGACTAAAGCAGGTGTTGCTAAATATCGTCGTGATAATCCTGGTTCTAAATTAAAAACAGCAGTTACAGGTAAAGTTAAAAAAGGATCTAAAGCTGCTAACAGAAGAAAGTCATACTGTGCAAGAAGTGCAGGGCAGATGAAACAGTTTCCAAAAGCTGCAAAAGATCCTAACTCAAGATTGCGTCAAGCAAGAAAACGTTGGAAATGTTAAAACTATTTCTTTTACTAGCCTTTATAACAGTCGTTGCTATTTCAACAGATGTTAGAAGTGCGGATACAAACACGGTCAGTTCAACGGTAGTGACAGATAAAAGCGTGCCTACCGCAAATGCTCCAAGTGTTGTTGTAAACAATTCTGATATTTGTAAGGTAGCTACGTCAGGTGCCATACAAACCAACATACTTGGTATCGCTACAGGCGTAGTAGTGGACGACGAGTTGTGCCAGCTATTGAAGCTCAGCCGTCAATTATATGCAAGTGGCCTTAAAGTTGCCTCAATTTCATTACTCGCAACTGACCCAAGAGTTTTTGACAGTTTAGTAATGGCAGGAACTCCACCGCCATATATGGGTGCGATTGGTTCTGAAGCTTTGGAAAAATGGAAATCAAATCCAGACATGATACCAGAAGGTAGTACGGTATTTAAAGATGATGTTTTAAATATTAATGTAAATGAGGATGTGAGCGATGGCGAATTCAAAAAGTTTTTATTTTTGGCTATGGCTATGTATATCGGTCTCCCTATCCTTTTCTAGTAAAGCTGTAGATTGTTCAACAGATACAGTTGGACTTTGTACGCCGACTATTGAAGAGATAATAGATGAAACAATTACAGAAACTATTGAGTATGAAGCAGATGGATATACTGTAACAACAACGACAGAAACAACGACAACAACCAATACAGTCACTAACGAAGATTCAGGAGATATTCTTGATAGTGATAATGGATATGTAGCAACTTCGAAGGACGGTTCGATGGATTTTGACTGGGGTGGCCAAGGGCCCGCTAGCATGCCAACAGGATCTACATGTGGACAATTAGGAGAAGATAAGTGTGCACAAATTACAGGATCGGGTGATAGCACAAGCGCCATGGGTGTAGAAGGTATGGGAACAACTTTTATACAAACAGTTGATATATCTTCTCTTGATATAGAAAATGGAGGAAGAACTAATTACACAATCAAAGTAGATAAGCAAGATGCACAAGATCGTATCTACATGCATATTACAGGTAGAAATGGAAGCACTAATGTATTTAGTGGTACAGACATTTTATCAGAATCTGGTGTAGCCAGTGGCTATCAAGAATACGAAAATGGTTTTGATTTCGCAGGTACGATAACAACGTTGATAATCGAAATTGGTGGGCGTGATATTAATATGGCAATCGGCCCGCTCTTTGATGATATTACTATAAACGTACTTTACAATGTAATATCTACAATCGTGCAAGAATCTATTACAAGTGTAGAAATGTGGGTTGCATATGGAGGTAGCACAGAAACAGAGGTCATAGATATTGTAGAAAATATTATTGATCATAATGATTTTGTAGAACAGCCAAACGGAGAAATAGAAATAGAGCCAATACAAGAACCAGATACAGAAGTTTCCTATGAAATGGTTGAAATCGAAATGGAGATGGAGATGCCTGTTATGGAAATAGAAATACCAGAGATGGAAATGGCAAGTGTTGAGACAGAGATAGAAATGGCAAGTGTTGAGACAGAGATAGAAATGGAGATAGAAATGGAAATGCCTGAGCCAGAGGTCGAAGTAGAAACACAACCTGAGCCAGAACCAGAACCAGAAGTTTCTGAGCCAGAACAAGAGGAGGTACAAGATGAACCTACTGAAGAAGATACTAAGGAAACTGAACCTACTACGAAAGAGGAGCCTGAGCAGGAAGAAAGCTCACCAGAGGTTGCTAAAGATGAAGATAGCGAAGAAGATATGGAAGAAACAGAGGATAAGGATCAAGACGAGGTAAAAAAAGAAGAGAGTAAAAAAGAAGTTGCAGCTAAAAAAATATTAAAGAAGATGGGTGATAAGGGTAGATATGACTCTGCAAATCAGTTAAAAACATTAATTGTGATGCAAGTATTAGGTAATTCTAAATCATTCTTTGAAGGTCAACAAAGTTTAAATGACATACAAGGGTTTTTTACAGATAACGTAATACCTGATGCTGAACTAACAACTAATAATATAGCACAATATTTTCTATTTGGAGGGAGTGACGTGCTTATGAATGAAATGATAATGCAACAATGGCAGAATTAGAATTTGCGGGTTTAAAGTTTAAAGGCGGAAAGATAGTCGTTGTCTTAACAGCACTAGGTACATTGCTTGGTGGAGCATGGGGCGCGTTTGAATTTTATAAGGATTATCTAACGATGAAAGATACCATATCTCAATATGTCAGCCCTGACCTTTCAGGCTTTGATAAACGTATAGATTTAGTACAACAAGAAGTAGAAATGCTACAGAGTGAAATGAGTATGATTCTAGAAGAAGTTGGATTAGTGGCAGATGTAGCTAAAGAATTAAAAAACGATTTAAAAGGTGATGTGAGACGTATTGAAACAATTGTTGAGGATGTAGAGACAAGAGTAAAAGAAGATTCTAGATCAAATGAAAAAGACTTAAAATTAACAGTGGATGGTATTGAGTCTGATATGCAAAAATTAGAAAATGAGCTAAATGAAGCTATGACAGAATTACAAGAAAGCATTGATAAACAAATCAAACTAACTCTCGCTAATCCTTTATCTCAAATGAAATAATGGCAGCAAAACTCCCAAATAACCAATACTTTACTCCTGTTAAAAAAAGAACTAGTATAGGTAATTCTTCTCGCAGTAGGCCGAAGAATAAAAACAAAAGACGTCAACACGTTAAATACAGAGGTCAAGGTCATGGGTAAATTATGTGCTAAAGGTAAATCTGCAGCTAAAAGAAAATTTAAAGTTTATCCTTCTGCTTATGCGAACATGTATGCAAGTGCTGTGTGTTCTGGAAAAGTAACACCAGGCGGTAAAAAGAAACCAAAGAAAAAAGCTGCTGGAGGAATGATTGAATCGAACAAACTTTCGCAACAAAGAAAAGCAGTTTCCAAATTTAATAAAGGTGGTATCGCGCGCGGGTGCGGAGCGGTTGCAGAAAATAAACGCAAAAAAACTAAATACAGTTAATGGCAAAGAAAGGATTAAGAGCATGGGTGAAAGAGAAGTGGGTAGATATTGGAGCACCGAAGAAGAACGGAAAATATCAACCTTGTGGAAGGTCAAAGGGGAGCAAAAGAAAATATCCGAAATGCGTTCCACTTGCAAAAGCCACACGGATGACAAAGTCGCAAAAGGCGAGTGCTGTCAGAAGAAAGAGGGCTGCGGGCAATCCAGGCGGTAAACCTACAAATGTAAAAACATTTGCAGCTAGAGGAGGTCTTATCTCAAAAGAAAGAAGAGCAGGAGCAGCCGTTAGAGGCTTTGATTTTAAAGGTGTATTCTAAAGAAGAAATAATACAAGACGTACGTAAGTGGTCTGAAGAATTTTTAGAAATACCTAATAAACATTTAGGTGGTTTTCCAGCATGTCCTTTTGCTAAAAAAACATGGAACGATAACAAAGTTTTAGTAGAAACTAAAAGAAAATATAAACAATATAAACCTGAGTTAAACACTCATCTCAAACAATTAAATTTTAATATGCATGACATATTAATTTTTTGTGATCCTTATTTTAACTATACATTAGATCAATTTCAGGACATTATAGATGATTACAATGATTGGTATAATAAAAAAGATATATTTTTTATGGGTTTTCATCCCCTCAATCCAGCCAATGAAGAAGAACAAGAGTTTCTGGTTACTCCAAATGGGGAGACCCCACTTGTAGAGAGTGATTTGATGTATTCTATGATGTTGATACAAAAGTTCTCGCAATTACAGGAAGCTTCTGATAAACTACACCGTCAAGGTTACTATAAGAAGTGGCCCAAAGGATATTATCAAGACGTTGTAGTATCCCGGCAAAAAACTTATAAACGAATATTCGGAGATTGATTATGATGGGACCTAAAAAGAAAATAGCTAAAAAACGTGGCGGTGGCATGATGATGCAAAAACCAGCTGCAATGAAACGTGGTGGAAAAGTAAAAAAAGGCAAGAAAAAATCTGTAAAGAAAAAGAAGTAAATGCCTACTTACTCTTCAACCGCTACTTTTGATTTATCTATAGATGATATAGCAGAAGAAGCATTTGAACGTTGCGGTTTACAAGTACGTAGTGGATACGACTTAAAAACCGCACGACGTTCTCTCAATCTTTTATTAGCTGAATGGGCTAACCGAGGGTTAAATCTTTGGACAATTCAAAAACAAGAAAAATCTTTAGCTGCTACTACAACAGAATTATCTGGAACAGATTTGTTTGGTTCTAGTGCTAATGATTCACAACAAATTATAGATATTACTGATGTCG